CCCGCCGTTTTCTACCGAAACTGCCCCCATAGTGACATACGTTGATATTGACAGTAGCACCATTACCATGGGAACCACGGTGTATAGATGTGATTCGGTGAGCGAACCAGGGCGCATAGTTTTGGAATACAACGAGAGTTGGCCAACAGAATCTCTCCACAACGTAAACCCGATAGCCGTGCAATACTTGTGCGGTTATGGCGGTTCCTCGGAAGTGCCAGAACGTTTAAAACATGCAATCAAACTGGTAATTAGCGATCTGTACGAACAAAGAGAGACGTTCATTGTTGGGCAAACAGTAAGTCACATCCCAAATGCGGTCAAGGCGTTAACATTGCCGTATAAAATCTGGAAAACGTAATGTTTATCCATTTTCCAAGAACGGGTGGCACATACATAAAAGCGAAACTAAGGCAACCCGACTTTTGCCTTATGGGGGATGAATCACCAGGGGCAGAAGGATACAGGGACGTTTATGAGTACCAGCATCCAGCATACGGACATGCCAAACAGCTATTCATTGAGAGATCGGACTTATGGAATGCTGGCATGTGGACGGTTGTCAGGAACCCATACGATTGGAACATGTCCTACTGGAGTTGGATGTATAGTGACAGAATGGCCTTTGAAGATTATGCAAAGGCACTCCCGCACCAACTAGACCCGCCAAAAGTACACTTACGCATGAAACAAGGAGAAAAGATGAAATACGCCTTATGGCATCAAAAGAATGCCAAGGAGGGATTCATGTTTTATCGTTGGTGGGTACAATTTGGTGGAACGCTTAAACCGCCCGATGTGACCGTTTACAGGTTTGAGGACGGGATAGGCAATATTTTAAAACGTGTAACGGGCAAAAGTTACAACGGAGAAAGACAGAATAGCTCCGTCAGGGATGCCCATTACACGGAACAATTGGCAGAAGCAGTGTATTATAAAGAAAGACCCATGTTTAACGCTTTCGGTTACGAAAAAGATTCTTGGAGGCAATGGGGGTGCTAAAGGCCCTTATCCTGAAACTTGGCAATTCTGAAACACTGGATCCAGAGATAGGACGAACACCCAGCCTTGGGGATGTGTTGCGCACCACGGTAATACTCCATTGCCTGAAGGATTATAATATTACATGGCTTGTAGAGGAATCTGCCTACCCGCTCATTGAAAACAACCCAATGATAGACCGCGTGCTTATCAGGCATTGGGATTCGTTGTTACAGTTGGAGTCCGAACGCTATGACCTTATGATAAATCTGGAAAAGACACCGGGGATGTGCGCATTGGCGGACAGGATTCACGCATGGGAGAAATGCGGATTTAGGTTTGACCCTGAGACTGGAACTGCTAGGGCATACAAGGATAGCGTGAATGCTTTCTTGACGTATAGCAGCTATGAGCGTAAACGGTACGCCACCCGCCCGTGGCAGGATGTGCTGTTTGAAATGCTAGATCGGAAATGGAATGGCGAGCCGTACGTGCTCGGATATAAACCAAAAAGCGAAGTAAGATTTAAGGTTGGATTAAATCATCGCGTGGGCAGAAAGTGGCCAAACAAGGCATGGCCCACGGAGAGGTGGAATGAATTATACAGTTTATTGGATGGAAACATCAGGGAGGTGTCATGGCAGGAGGGGGAGAATGATTTAAGAACTTATATGGATTGGATTCACAGTTGCAAATCAATCATAACGAACGATAGCCTTGGGTTGCACTTGGCTATCGCGATGCAGAAAAAGACGGTTGCGCTGTTTGGCCCCACATCTCCTCACGAAGTATACCTATACAAGAATGGCAAAAAGATAATTGCCCCCGACATATGCGGGCACATGCCCTGTCTAAAACCTACCTGCCAGTTCACCGAACCCTGCATGAAAGCTATTTCGGCGCAGACCGTCAACGAGGAGACGCGCAGGCTTGTTGCCTGATAAGCACGATTTTGAAAATGAAAGGGGCACCATGATTGAAGAAAATCATAAGGGGCTTGCCTTGCAACTACCGTTAGAAAGAAGCATGCTTGACAATATGTTGCTGATAACTGGTGTGGCAAGAACTGGCCTGACCTGGATTGCTGCGATAGTTGCAACCATGAAATATGTTTATAGATTAAATCATCCAGCCTTGTTTAAACTTATCCCCCCGCACGCATCAAACGATGCCCTTAAAACATTATCCCCACTTATCCGATTATCACTTTTATACGATCATTGTGTGCCAATGGTTAGGGGGATATATTTGTGCGATGATCCCCGCCATTTACTTTACAAAGATTGGGCATGGGCCACATGTGCAGAACGATTGATTGAAAGGAGACATGGAAACAACTCAGACAATGGTGCTGCCATTGTTCGAATAATAGAGGAACGTCCCTTATTTATCTCCGATTTGGTGGATGGATTTCCACACATGGCAACGATAAGAAAGATTTTTCCGAAAGTAAAATTCATGATCGTGGTTAGAAACGGTCTTGATGTCGTGGCAGATTATGTAAAATTAAAATTTGCTACACCTGATGGCGTTACCCATCCAACCCTTCCCTTACTGAATTGGTTTATACCGGAAACATATTGCCCGTGGTATGTATCTTCAGAGGCTAGAGAGCTATGGGGTGAGTGGAATAATATAACGAGATGTGCTCATATATGGAGAGCGCAAATGGATACACTGGGCGATGCCCAATATGTCAAATATGAAATGATTGTGGAGAACCCAGGCATTATTGCTGGAATGATGCTATCTAATTATCCATTTGTTTCACCGACTGCTCTGACAGAGATGATGGAAGACAGGGTAAAAAGAGAATGTGAAGACTCAATGAGGGTTGTACCAATCAAGATTGAGGATATAGAACAACCAGAACGCGATAGGTTTACTGCCACAATGGAAAACTTTGGATACTTATAATGTTACCAAAAATTGATGTGCCAAACGATTTGACTTATGTGGGCGTGTTTCTAACATTACGCTGTAACTATAAGTGTATCTACTGCATCAATAGGCACGGAAAACTTTCCCGTCGACGGGAATTAACCCCAGAACAATGGGTGGAGGGATTGAACCGCTTAAACATTACCCGCTCGCTTATGGTGCCGTTGACGCTACAGGGTGGAGAACCAAGCGTTTACAAGGGATGGTTGGATATCATAGAAGGTGTGAGACCGGAATTCTACATAGATATTCTTACCAACCTTACGTTTGATTTGGATGATTTCATAAAAAGAATACTGCCAGGGCGACTACAGAGAAACGTCCCCTATGCATCTATTAGAGTTAGCTATCATCCCGAATGGGCAGACTATGATGTATTGTTGAGACGCATACTGGCATTACAGGGAGCGGGATATGATATAGGGTTGTTTGTTGTGGATCACCCTAATGTTGGCATTGAGATATTGAAACGTACTGCATTGCTTGCGGGAGTTGATTTTCGCACCAAGCAGTTTTTGGGTGAGTATCATGGACAACTATACGGAACATATAAGTATCCAAGAGTTATGCGTGGAAAAGTAAAAGATGTGGAATGTAAGAATACTGAAATACTGATAGCACCCGATGGGCACTTACATAGATGCCACAGGGATTTGTATGCGGGGATTAACCCGATTGGACACATATTAGATGAAGACCTTGAAATAGGGTTCAAATTTAGAAATTGCCAAACCCCCTCATGCAATGAGTGTGATGTAAAAATCAAGAATAATAGATTTCAGGAGTATGGCTCATGTGCCATTACCTTGAGGTCAACATGAAAGAGGATTGTGATAAATGCGGAAAGTGTTGCAGGAAAGGCAATAAGTATTCAATTACACTTCCTCCAAAAGCGGCTAAATTTTTATCGGTGCGCACGGGGCATACAGTAAAGAAGATGATGTTTGTGTTTGATAAAGACTGTCCACACTTAACCGAGGACAATCTTTGTGGCATTTACGAGAACCGCCCCGATGCTTGCGTTGATTTTTGTTGTAAGTCAAAATGATTAGAAGCCAAATAGCCTGGGAATACATTCAGCACATGAATAGGCGCAAGAACAAGTTCGACACGTATTCCTATCGAAAATTCACCTACGTGCATACTGATTTTGGTTTCATTCATATGCCCAAGTGCGCCGGAACCTTCATTCGTAAATGGCTTGGTGATTGGATATATAACGGTCCAAATCGCCCCTACCGCATTACAGACCCACCTTATCGTTGGGGCATAATAAAAAACCCTTTCGATTGGTGGGTGTCATGGTGGTCTATAGCACAATTTAGTTTTGACGGTTCTGTGACAGACAGGCCAGTAGGATTTAGTGAGTACCTATTAAACCAGGATGAATGCAGACCCATTAATTGGCCACACCACCAGAGGGTATGGAACGAGGGAGACATAAAGGATGGTATGATGACCAAGTGGTTTAAATTCATGTTTCTCGATGATGACGGTAGTGATCTAGCCGATAAGATAATAAGATTGGAAGATGGACTCGTAGAACAAGTGGTAGACATATTCAATGAGTTTATTTTCAAACTATCCCCCGAACAGGAGGCAGGTTTACGAAAGGCCGAACCATACAACTTGACGCCATCTGTTAGGAAAGACCCGAATAAGGCTATATGCGATTATTATGATGAGCGCGCAGTAAGCGAAATTCTTCATAGGGAACAATACTTGTTTGACAGGTTTGGTTATCCACGGACACCGCCAGAGGCAAAACCAATAGAATTAAGGCAGGGTATCGAGGCAGAATTTAGACCCGCAACTAACATACAACCAATATAATGGCCATGATAATACATGGAAAAAGCGATCAAAATTTAAACTGGCTATGGAGCGATTTGGGTATTTATAAGACATGAGACAGCATACAAAAGAAAGAAAAGAAAGAGTCAAAGTCTTGTGTGCATACTGCAATAAACCAAAAAGATTAACACTTGCTCGTGCGGTTAGGTCTAAAAGACATTTTTGCGACAGTAAGTGCCAAGCATTATGGTTATCAGAAAATACCAGAGGAACAAATAACCCTCAATTTAGTAGCATTGAAGTTCAATGTGGCGAGTGTGGTACAAAAAAATTTGTTCACCCCTCTCGTGCAAAACGTAATAAGCATTTTTTCTGTGACCAAAAATGTTTTCGTTCATGGTTAAGCAAGGGGAATTATCAACGAAAATCTACCAAAATCAAAGTAGCATGTAGTAACTGCAAAAAACCTAAGATGGTTACCCCTTATGCTCTCAAAAGAAATAAACATTTCTTTTGTAATAAGACTTGTTGGTTGCTTTGGTTCCAAAAAAACTCAAGGAAAAAAGAAAAGTCATCAAGTTGGAAGGGGGGTGTAAAAAAACGCCAATTATGTGCATATGATACTTATGCTAAACAAATCAAATTTATGGAAGACGTTCGGAGGAAACCTACAGAAACAAATATTTTACAAGTAAAATGCGCTTATTGTGGCATCTGGTTTACCCCCACTCAAAACGCTGTCCGTAACCGGATACGAGTAACACATTTAGTAAATCACGGAGAGTCTCGATTATATTGCTCTGATGAATGCAAAAATGAATGTCCCACCTTTAATCAACGAAAATTTCTCAGGGGACGAGAAAAATATTCTGCAAGAGAAGTGCAACCCGAATTACGCCAAATGGTATTTGAGCGTGATGGTTGGGAATGCCAAATATGCGGGGACAATAAAAGCCTCCATTGTCATCATCTAGAAGGTATAAAACAGAACCCCATTGAATCTGTAGATATAGATATATGCATAACAGTATGTAACACATGCCATGAATATATACATAGTCAATATGGTTGTAGACGTTTTGATTTGAGATGTGTCAATGGATAAATATTATATTGATAGCCAAAAATTACAATTTCACCCCAAAAGAATCACCAAGTGGTTGAACGGAGAACCGATAGGGCCAATATATGTGGAGATTAGCCCGATAGGGGCATGCCAACACCGATGTGTCTTTTGTGCCCTTGACTTTATGGGATACAAGAGACGCAAACTAGATATTGGGTTGCTTGAGGCCACATTCGGTGAGATGGCAGGGGTAGGCACCAAGAGCGTTATGTTTGCGGGAGAAGGGGAACCGTTGCTTCATGGGGATATTGCGGAAATAGTGAGAACTGCCGTGTTAAGCGGTTTAGATGTGGCCATAACCACTAATGGCGGATTGCTAAAACAGGAACTTGCCGAAAAGATACTCCCGTACTGCCACTGGATAAAGACGAGCGTGGATGCTGGATTTCCGGGCACGTATGCCAAACTACACGGCGTTAAGGAAAACAAATTTTATCAGACATTAAGAAACATGGAACGAGCGGCGTCTATCAGGGAGCGTAATCAATATCCGTGTGTGTTGGGTTTTCAGATGCTTTGGTTGCCCGAAAATAGGGACGAAGTGTTTGAGTTGGCTAAAATGGCAAAAAACATTGGCATGGATTATCTGGTAATAAAACCGTACTCGCAGCACCCCTCAAGTGATGCCCCATATGGAGACATAGATTATTCCTCTTGGACAGAGAGGGTCGAAATTGATGGGTTCCCCATAATATACCGCACAAACACGGCAGACAATGCAGAGCGTGCATATGACAAATGCTATGCCCTACCTTTCTGGGCATACTTAGATAGTGGGGGCGGATTATGGTCATGTAGCGCTCACCTGGGGAATAAGGCGTTCTACTATGGAAATATCAAGAAACAACCGTTTAGCGATATGGTGTGGACTATAAACAAACCCACACCTGATTGCACAGAGTGTCGCAAGATGTGTAGGATGGATGCCTGCAACCGTTATTTATGGGCGCTGAAAGAGGAACCGCCAAAGCACGTAAATTTTATATAATGGTTATTTTTGAAAATCCAGACACGGGCAAGCGAGCAATATTTACCCACTTGCAGCATACTGGAGGGAGCAGCACAAAAAAGTGGTTGGAGCAAAACTACAGGATTGTTTACGAACCTGGCGATGGAGTAGTAACAGATAGCATGGTTGATAGGAGTGGTTATTGGCATAAACCACTATGTTTGGCACAAAATTATGAGATTCAGATGTGCTTTAAGTTTGGTTTTATACGTAATCCATTTGATTGGTATGTATCGTATTGGCATAGAAGGGGGGAGGAACGCCAATCATGGAGTTTTAAACACTTTATGTCTTTGCCTGTTTCGGAACAGTTGCCCTACGCTTATGGGAATACGAGAGTAGTGTTTGAGTCTTTTAAGAGGATACCACAAAATATAGGCATGCTTACGTGGCGTTTTTTGACTGCTTATTTTGATTTAGCAAAGATAGTAATAGACCCTAATTGGCGTTCCCGTTGGCGGGAATTATGCCTTGCGGATGCGATAGCACCAATGGAATTAGGACATATAGGCATATTGCGGCAACTCTTGACTGATACACTTGGGTTCAAGAACGATACGGAATTTCCGCATGAAAACAGCACAGAACGAAAACCTTGGCAGGAATATTATGATGACGCAATGGTGCGCGAAGTCGTGTGGCGAGATCGCTTGATATTCAAGGCGTTCCCAATGTATATGGATATGTTGCGATGATAATATTTAAAAACCCGGACACGGAAAAGCACGCGATATTTGTTCATTTGCAACATACTGGCGGGACCAGCGTAAAGAAGTGGATTGAGGATAATTTCGAGATCGTCTATAAACCGACGGATGGAGTGCCAACAAAAATAGATAAGAGTGGGTATTGGCACAAACCACTAAGTTTCATAAATTACTTTGATATCCATACATGTTTCAAGTTTGGTTTTGTCCGCAACCCATTAGATTGGTATGTAACTATTTGGTACAAGGGACTACGCAAACGGAAGAATATGAGTTTCATGGATTATGTATTTATGGATCCCGTAGACCAATTACCATATGAGACCGAATATCTGAGGGATACACACAAGAATAGATTTCCCAAGGATATGGGGTCGTTTACGGTAAGGTTTGTTATGTTGTTTTATGATATCGCTAGAACTTTAAGGATGCCAAACCATGAGTGGGTTACGGAGTTTAAAAACTTACAATTAGCCGACGCAATAGTGCCCATGGAGTTTGGGATTCCCAATGTTTTGTATAAACTATTAAGTGAAACCATTGAATTATCACCCCAACACATAGGGTCTCTAAGGAATTTCCCAAAGGCAAATATTACCAAGGGCAAAAAGCATTGGACTGAATATTATGATAACGACATGGTGCAAGAGGTTTTAAATCGCGATAGACTTATATTCAATATGTTTCCTGTGTATAAAGAATCATTTAAATAAGGAGATAACCATATGAAAACATTATTTTTAATTGTTGCCATTGTTTTATTGCCAGCATTTGCAATGGCAAACCCATTTCTCGTGTGTGACCCGCAAACTGACGTTGACGAATATGAAGTCATTTTTGATGGAGCGCCAACTTATGTGCCATACGCAGAGACGGACGTTGGCGGTGAAACAGTTGTTATTCTCATGGACTTGGCAGGCATATCCAATGGCAATCACCATATTGAGGTAAATGCCAGAAACATATGGGGGCACAGTGTAAACGTCCCTTTCGACTTCAACAAAACTGTTCCTGGCGCTCCTGCAGGTATAGGATTAAGACGATAGATTTCAACAGTTATTTCGATTGGGAACACATAACGCTTTACAATTAATGGAGGAAATGATGGCAAAAAAGAAAAACTGTCCTGGCGGAAAAATCAAATCTAAGGGCAAGGGTAAGGGGAAAGGGAAAGGCGGAGGCCACGGACCAATTGGAACCCCATCAAAATAAAGCAGACCAAATAAGGCGTGAAGTCATAGATGTTGCTGTGCGCAATAAGCAGGGGCACATAGCGCCATCCCTGTCCTGTGTGGATATATTGGTTGCCCTGTATTACGAGGTTATGGGTGACCATGATGAATTGATATTTAGCAAGGCACATGGGTGTTATGGACTTTATGCCATACTTACCGACTTAGGCAAAATACCGAGAGAGGTATGGTTAAACTTTGAGCTTCCCGGTTGTTCCGCCCGCAACTTGAATTATGGGATAACCGCAGGGTGCGGTTCGTTGGGACACGGACTGCCGATAGCGGTAGGCGCGGCCTTCGGAAAAAAGGTACTGGGTCATGAGGGTCGAGTCTTTTGTATTGTAGGAGACGGCGAAATGCAGGAAGGGAGCAACTGGGAAGCCATTCAGTTTGCCGTCAAGCATGAATTAAACAACCTTGCAATAATAGTGGACGATAACCGCTTGCAGGCCATGGATTTCAGAATTAATGTAATGGATAGGTTTAATGATTCGCTACGCAGGCGGTTAAGCGGTTTTGGGTTGTGGCCCATAATATGTAACGGACATGATATGGCAGAATTAATTGAAACGCTAAATATGTATGTGGGTGACAAGTTCCCCCATTGCGTTATGGCAGAAACAATTAAGGGGTATGGCCTGTTAGTGGCAGAGAATGTACCGAAGTTTCATTATCGTTTACCAACACAGGATGAATTGCGCCTATAAATGAGCAACTACCGCAAAATCATAATAGACCAGTTAGTCCCCTATTTCAGAAAAGACGAGCGTTATCATTTGCTTGTGGGGGATATGGGTTTTGGCGCCATTGATAAAATGCATGATGAAATGCCAGAACGGATAACCAATTGCGGGGTTGCCGAACAGGGCATGGTCGGGATAGCTGCAGGGATGGCGCTTGCAGGCATGCGACCAGTTGTTTATAGCATAGTGAACTTTCTCGTTTACAGAGCGCTTGAGCAGATACGAAATGATGTTGTACTACAGGAATTGCCAGTCAAATTCATTGCAACCGGATGTGATGATTACTTTCGATTCCTTGGCGATTGCCATTGTTGCGGCAAGGATGACATAAAACTCATAGATATGATAGGTATGAAGGTTTATGACCCATACTACGATGCAGATAGGTTTGATATTTTGATTGATAAGTTTATTAAAAGCAAGAAACCAGCATACATAAGGGTGTAAATGTCTTTTTATAGAACGGGATTACCAATAGGAGATGATGGCATATATAAGCGTTCAGGCGTTATAAACTGCCTTAATGGTTCGCTTATTAATCAGATATTGGATGATGGCACTTTATTGGGTGGCGATTATAATGGGCGCTTGGGACCCCTGACATTGTGGATCAATAGTCGCAGAGACCTATTTGAAGGCAAAAGCATACTTGACTTGGGCTCCAATGCAGGACATTTCCCTATAGAATATATTCGGGCAGGGGCAGAACATGTCACCGCAGTTGAGGGACGCCTGGATTTCAGGAAGCAATGGAATAAAATCAAAGACCGAATCCCCAATATAGATACAACCCGAATAAAGTGGCATACAACCAATGTACGCAATTTTACACCAGACAATAACTATGACGTTATATCATGCCTCGGTTTGATTTACCATATGACAAACCCATGGACTGAAATAGTAAGACTTATTTCCGATTCAGTGAAAACAATAATTATAGAGAGCGAAATATTTCATCGTGACCGTAAAGATAGGGTGGCAACTGACAGGCCAGACCATAGATCAAAAAGCATATCGCATGAATCAGTATACTTGGCATCATACGAAGATGTGGTTCATACAATGATTAATATATTTTCTGGTTGGACACTTCACCCTCTATGGTATTACACAATGATTGAATCCACAGAATGGGACAATGCCGATGAAATAAGAATAAAGGGGAAGTGGAATCCCAAAATTCCCATATTAGAAAAAGTACAACGACCGTTTATACCATTGGTAGGGTTTTCGGCTAGGTTGGCCTTAAGGGCATGTTGGTATCTGACTAGGGATAAAGAATGATAATAGGGCGCACATTTGTATACTCGCACTTTCCCAAAACGGGTGGCACACTGCTGCGGGAATTTTTTAATCGTTACGCCAGTTACGACATTGTTGTGATGACCAATGACCGACATGCACCAATTTATAAGGCACACGAACTCTTTGGGGTGGATTTAGCAAATAGATTCTGTTTCGGTTTTGTGCGCAACCCCTTTGACTGGTACGTGAGCTGGTGGGCAAATCTTGTAACAATGAGTTTAAAGGGCATGTCATTCAAGGAATTCATGTTATTGCCAACACAAAAACAGTTGGGGACTTACGTGAAGACAAATTTATTTGATGATAGTGTGGGATTCATGACGGCACGAATGATCATACAATGGTTTCACCCGAACAAGCCACAAGCGTGCCTCTTGGATAAAATATGCCGCATGGAGGATGGATTAACGGAACAGATTGCCGATATCCTGAACATGGGATATGAGGTGAAACAAAAATTGTGTGACTTGGGCGTAATGAATACATCCGACCACAGAGAGACGGCATATTATTACGATGATGAATTGGTTGACCTGGTATTAAAAAAGGACGCAAAGATTTTTGATAACTTTGGGTATAGAAAGGAATTACCAGAGTAAAGGATGGGCGAATTAGTTTTAGATGGGCATAAGTTACAGTGGCATAGGGATAGGGTTGAGGCGTGGCTCGCAGGGGAGCGTATAGCACCAATAACCATTGACTGTAGCATGGGCACCAAATGTAGCTATCGGTGTGTATTTTGCTATGGCCAAGTGCAGACCAATACTAATATCAATTTATCCCGAGATGTAATATTTCGATTCTTAGATGATGCCGCCGAAATTGGTGTAAAAGGGGTGAGCTTTGTAAGTGATGGAGAAAGCACGTGTAATCCGCACCTGTATGACGCGATTATCAGGGGCAAGCAGAACGGTCTTTCAATGGCTCTTGGCACGAATGGATTCCTACTTAAAAGGGACCATCTTTGGGATATTCTTCCTGCTCTTGATTATCTCCGATTTAACATATCTGCGGCGATGCCGAATAGGTACGCAGAAATTCACGGATGCTCTATTACGGCGTTCGACCGCGTTGTGGAAACAATAAGGCAATGTATGAAGGTAAAGAAGGAGTTGGGGTGCGACTGTACCATAGGGTTGCAGATGGTCACGCTCCCGAGTTTTGCCGACCAGGTTTTACCGTTGGCAAGACTGGGCAAGCAGTTGGGGGTGGATTATACTATCTTCAAGCACTGCAGTGACAATGAAGACGGAGACTTAGGCGTAGAGTACGATAAATACCCAAAGCTAATCCCAATCCTAACGGAAGCGGAGGCGTTAAGCACTCCTGATTATCTTGTCAAGGCGAAATGGTCAAAAATTTTAAGCGAGGGAAAGAGGGAATATGATCGTTGTTATGGTCCTCCTTTTATTATGCAATTTAGCGGTAGCGGTCTGGTCGCTCCATGTGGCATGTTCTTTGGCGAAAGATATGCGCGCTTTCACATTGGTAGTATCGTCGATGATTCTTTCAAACGAATTTGGCAAGGCAAAAGATACTGGCAAGTTATTGGTGAATTAGCATCGGAGCGTTTCAATGCCAAGACTATGTGCGGGTCATTATGCTTGCAACACAAGGTGAACGAGTTCTTATGGAAACTAAAAAGAGGCGAGGCGAAACTGGAAAAACCAAAAGGCGAACCACCCCGTCACCTCAATTTCATATAATAGACGGGTCCACGCACATGGTGCGGGTTACAAAATGTGACAAGGCATTAAACTTGAATAACCTTTATAAACACAAGAAACCCCCTGTTTACTATCAGGTGAGGGTGGTGAAATGGGACGAAAAGAAGCAGAGATAGCGGTAACAGAAAATCATGGTGCCATATGCCTAAAGTGGAACGTTGGTGACGGTCCAAAGTGGAAGGAAATCACCATACGAAACGGGAAGTTGGGCAAAGACTTCCTTGGGGTATGGTTACTATATCACCTATCTGACTTGTTTAATGCCATGCCATTACAACAGATAAATGCCATTATCCCAAAACCACTATTGGAAAAGCACAACAAGGTATTTGACCGCATTTTTAAACTGATTAACAACACCAATGATGCGATAGAAACGCATGAAAACCTCAAGGGCGTGGCAAAAGATTGGGACCGCATGCTGTACTGGAATGTGCAGGAAGACATGCGGTACGGTTCGCTGTTTGAGCGTTTAAAACGAACATTGCCTGATGCGATATGCAAAAATGTTAAACTTGGGTTTGACCGTGAAAAGAGAAAGTGGGTTAATTCTCCTCCCCCCATGGAAATAGATGAGTTGATTGAGTTTATAAAGGAAAACAAGATAGGGCGGATGGCATCCGTCAACCATTACTTTCTCGAAAAATATTGGGATCACTACTCTGTTCATATATTGCAGTTGTTCGATTGGATGGGGATTGACTATTACATTATGGAGAACGACCCACCTGACATGAAGCCATGGGGATTTCCCCGCAGGATGTTTACGGGGCGGGGCCGAACATACTTGTCTAATCTGCACATTCTAACTAAAGATTGGGACGAAAGATATAACAACAACGGTATGCATTATATAGCCATTCCGCAGGATTACGGTAGTGTTTCCCGCCAACGGGAATTGCGAGACGATTACAAGGTAGTGGTGCTATCAAATAGTAGGTGGGATGGCGTGCAGGCAATGCTTAGGTCCATAGAAACCATCATGAGATACATGGCAAACCCGTTAACGGAGTTGACCACGTGGTACATGAGCATGAGGCGCATTTTCCTAAATGCCGATGAATTAGAATATGATAGGCTGGCAAAGATTAGTCTGTTGCACAATCTTTTTTTCATGGCGGCACAATGGTGCAAGTTTGAAATAGTAAAAAACCTGAACACCGACCGAACAATAGAGGTTTATGGGGACGTGGGATGGAAAAACGTGTGTCCGCAATACTACATGGGGTCCCTGAACAATGCCCAGATAGAGGAATTATTTGCACAGGACAATATCCTCTACCTCATGCTCAACTTTTCATACTCATATCTGGATGCGAGCGGGCCCGTGTATGACATGATACGCCGAAATGTGCCCTGGATAAACGTGCCCCCCATGGCCAGAACAAAGATATTTGGTAAGCTGAAATTCATAGAATACACGAATTACGACGAGTTAAATGAACTCGTGACAGACGTAAGATCAGCATACAGGAAAGCCCTGTCTGGCATAAGGGCATACGATTATGTATTGCAATGCAGCGCCGATGAGGTGGTGCGGGTTTTGGCAGGTGAGAATAATTACAAGAGTGAAGTGTTTAACAACCACTTACGGGAGCATGAGTGGGAAACCAACAAAAACATAGACGACTATATGAACGAGAGGGAACCGTTCTTGCGGGCGTGCTATGACATGTTTAAGGTGAAGGAATAATGCCACGCGGTATATTAAATAAACCAATTTGGATACCCTGCAAAAGGTGTGGGGAACCAATACTAAAAACATTTCATACTAAAAAATTTTGTGATTCATGTAGAAAAGAGCATAACAAAGAATATCATAGATTATGGGCAAAAAATTACAGAGAAAATAACAGAGATAAGGTAAAAGCAAATGCTAGAAAATGGAGAGAAAACAATAGAGACGCAATAAACATAAAAGCGAAAGAATATAGGGCAACCCACAAGGACGAAATAAACGAACGAAGACGAAATAATTATAAAAAAAATAGCGAGAAACATAAACAATATCAAAAGCAATGGCGTGATGATAACAGATATTGGTTTTTGAATTGGCGTAAAACAAAATATGAGGCTGAACCAGAACGACACAGAAAATATGCTATAGATTATTATCATAGAAATCCGGAAATATGTTTAGATAGAGCACATAAATGGCAAAATGAACACCCCGAACAGGTATTAGAATATAAGAGAAAGGAATATCACAAGAACAAACACAAACATCAGCAATACAAAAGGGCAAATAGAGATAAAATTAGACGACAAAGGAAATTGTGGGTAGAAAAAAATAGAGAACATATGTACGAACAAAAGTAGCAAATAGGCGTGCTATGAAACATAATGCAGAAGGTTCACATACGGCAGATGAATTTATTTCTTTATGCAAAGAGCATGACTGGAAGTGTGCTTATTGCGGAAAAAAGTTGAATAGCAAGACAATCACAAGGGATCATATTGTGCCATTAACTAAGGGTGGAAATGATTATATAGAGAATATCGCACCAGCCTGCTTACATTGTAATGTATCCAAAAGCAATAAGATAATTGAAGAATTTATGGAGAAAAAATTATGCGTAGTGGAGAGTTAAGGCATAGAATCATCATTGAGAAAAAGACTGTTTCGGTTAGCACACAATATGGGGAAAGAACTGTTTCATGGTCTAGTAACATTGGAGCATATTGCGCAATATATCCCATGAGAGGTAACCTCTATTTTGCCAGTCAACAAACACAGGCAGGCGCTACGCATAGAATACGCATGCGTTATGCCACGCTTGCGGCAAGTACGGAAATAGCGCCAGGTTACTGTAGAGTAAAATATGGAGATCGTTACTTTACGATTCACAATGTGGTAAATGTAGATGAGAGAAATATAATGCTCGAACTCTATTGTTCGGAAGAGGTGGGCGGATAATGGCAAATATGGCTGAAATAACGGGAACCAAGGCTCTCCATAAAGCTTTTATGGAAGTAGCAGAAATAGGCGCGACTCCATCGGTTGCCAAAACATTCAACCAAGCAACAAAATATGTAAGAAATGTTATCAAAGGGGAAGCCCCAAAAGGACCAACTGGCAACTTAAAACGTTCAATTCAAAGTGACACAAGAAAGCGATTTTGGAGTAGTAAAATAGAACCTGCTGGTGCTGTGTATGTAGTGGGTAGGATAGCTCCTCATTTTCATTTAGTTCATTGGGGTACGGCAGGACGGCGAGTGAAAACTGCACGTAAAGTTAAAAAAGGCGAACGATTCGTTACTGCAACTGGAGAATATTGGACTGCTTTCTTTGATGGACGCTTTCACAGGTTAAAATCAATAGCACCAATGCCAGCGAATCCGTTTTTCACGCGAGGGGTTGATAAATCACGTAATAGAGCTACCCAAATGATAATGAGTGGAACACAAAAAGCTATAAGGGAAGCATGGCGGCAACAACGGTAATTGGCAAGCATTTTGCACTATTTGAAATAAGATAATATGGGTGACGCAGGAGTAGCAATATACGGTAGATTACGTAACACAACGGGAATAACTGGCATTGTGAATACGAGAATTTATCCCGTTGTTTTACCACAATCTGGGGATTTGCCTGCCATAACGTTCAACAAGGCATCTGATGTTGGAATTCATGCATCTGGTCAGGATCCCAATATACATAGTCCAAGATGGCAAGTTCATGGTTGGTCTACGAGTTACACACAGGTTCGCAATTTAGCGGACCAAATAAAAGAATGTTTACGTGACTATTCTGGCAGTACATGGGTAGCAGTCCAAAGATTTTTCTTTGATGGGGAAATTGATTTAACCGAAGTAGATCCCCTGGATCAATCCGTTATTTATCATACTGTGGCAGATTTCATATGCTGGTATAGCAGTTAGAAAAAATATAAATAGAAAATAATAATAAGGATCGTGCGGGCGAATCTGTACGGTCCTTTTTTTATGGAGCAGGAATATGGCAGAGAAAGTATGGAAAAACTGCGGAATCTTTTTTGATGGCTGGAACTTCACTGGAGATTCCAACACACTTACATTGAATCACACGCAAGAAGTGGTTGACGCAACCCCGTTTGGTTCCTCGTGGCGCAAAAGAAAGGGTGGCCTTATAACGGCGGATATTAGCGTGGGTGGATTCTGGAACGCCAAGGGTGAGGTGTCCACTGGTTTGGGCGGGGCGCAGACCGTCCCAACGTCGGGAGCTGTAGATGCCCCTATATTCAGTCGCATAGGTGGCACAACGGGATCGGTTTCTATTTTGCCAGAGGGAACCAATTTCGGGCGGCGGGCATACTTAACACAGGCGGTTGCCGGGGAATACAACATTTCAGGCACAATCGGGGACATGCTCGGGTTCACGCTCAACCTGTACTCTAATTACGGCAAGGTAATTCGTGGCAAGGTTTTGAGAGAGGGCATTGCAAGCACGGGGATAAATAGCAATTCGGGCAACACTACTTCATGTAATGTATGCGGGCAGAACACCACCACTGTAAAATTCTATGCCGCAATTCACGCCCTGTACACCACGGCAACCAATAAGGACATGAGCGTGTGCATTATGGGTTCGAGTGAATCGGACTTCGGCACCGAAACAACTATGCTTCACTGGGCGTGTGCGAACTGGGATAGCAGCATGGGAGGCAAGAGTAAGTGGGGTTCCACGAAAATGCCGTCAACGAAACTTAGATTTTTCAGACTACATTTTGGATCCAGCGCTGGCACGACTGACCCGAAATGGAACATAGTAGCCACGGCTGGAATAGATTCAACCGCATCAACTTAATAACTAACTGGAGGAATTAAAACAATGGCAGAACTTGTATTTAAGGCGCCTTTTATGAGATTTGGCAACCCTGCTTCACCGACCACAACATTATGGTCATACGTGAGAGCGGTAACATTGAATTACAGTGCAGACATTCTAGATAAAACGGCATCCGGTGACGACTTTCGTTGTCGCATTGCTGGTTTAAAGCAGTGGAGTGTGACTGTTGAGTTCAACGATGACTACGCAGATGGCATGATTGATGACTACTTTTTCACCAAGATAGGAAAAAGTTCAACGGATTGCTGGATAGCTTTCCGCCCAAGCACATCGGCGGTAGCCAACACTAACCCGGAATACAAGGGACTTACATACCTAGAAAGTTTCCCGACGGGTGGCACGGTTGGAGACTTGGCAACCAAGACATTGACATTCATTGGGGATTCAACATTAGCTAGGGTTGAAACGTAACAAAACCTAGTGAAAGGAGTTTGATATGAATATCAAGGAAACTATCAAGGCGGCTAAAGACATCCATGACAAGCATGTAGAAATGCCCGAGTGGGGTGTAACCATAGAGGTACGCACCATGACTGCACGGGAAAGGGCAAACCTGTTTACATCCTGCATGGACAAGAAGGGAAACGTTATCCACGACAAGTTTCAGGCGGGAGTGATTATCGCCTGTTGTTTTGACCCGGAAAGCGGAGAAAAACTTTTTGCGCCCGCAGACGAGTCGTTAATCATGGAGAAGTCAGCGGGGGCAGTGGAACGATTGGCTAATGCTGCCATGGAGATAAGCGGTCTCAGTCCAGACGCAATGAAAGAGGCCGAAAAAAATGTCTAAACCCGAGCACTGGCGATCCTACGCATAAATATTTTCTTCACTCACTCGCTGAGACGCTCGGGAAAACTTTAAACGAATTACTTGATAGTCTTGACAGCCAAGAGATAACCGATTGGATGGCATACTTCAAGGTAAAGAGATTTTTAGAAAAGCGTGCGGAACAACTAGCACAAGCAAGAATGAAACGCGGAAGACGATTATAAATGCCCAGTAACCAACAAACTCTCTTTGTCCGTCTCGCATTACAAAGCAGGGAATTTACTTCTGGTATGCGTAGTTCTGCCAAAAGAATTAATGCATTGAGTGGCAATGTGGGTGACCTTAGTAAGCGCATGATAAACTTAAAGAATGTTGCAGTTGCCGCTTTTGCTGGGTGGGGTGTGTCTAAAGTTGCTGATAGTTTCCTTGAGGCAGCGAAAGAAGCAGAGGGTTTCCGTGTTCGGTTGAATACCCTTCTTGGGAGCGTCCAAGAAGGTGGACGCATGTTCCAAGAGATGTCTGAATTTGCCAGTCAAGTGCCATACCAGTATCGAGAAATCATGCAAGCAGCGACTTCACTTTCTGGTGTTATGCGGGGAGGCGTGGATGAAGTAAAACGCTGGATGCCCATGATAACCGACCTTGCCGCTGTTACGGGGTTAACATTACAGGAAACTACAGGACAAATTATACGCATGTATTCTGCGGGGGCGGCAGCAGCAGATATGTTTCGCGAACGTGGCGTACTTGCAATGATGGGTTTTCAGGCGGGTGTAAGTTATTCTGCCGAAGAAACCAGAAAAATGATGTTTCAAGCATGGGAGGCGGCAGATAGTCAATTCAGGGGCGTTACCAATGAACTCGCTAAAACATGGTCTGGAACAATGTCCATGTTTCAGGATTTGTGGTTTCAATTTCGTAACATGGTTATGGATAGCGGTCCATTCCTTGTAATGAAGGAACAGGCACAAGCATTACTTGCATATATAAATAAACTCAAAAGTGAAGGCAAACTAGAAGAATGGGCTGTTGCCATTGCTAAAGCATTTATAAATTCCATGAGAACAGTTGTTGGCGCTATTCAATTGGTGCATGAAGCATACAAAGCATTACAATGGGGTTTCGCTCAACTCATTGCATGGTTAATAGACAAAGCGGCTGATTTTTATCAAATTCTTTATGACATAAGTCACAAGATTAGCGTAGAACTTTCACGCCCATATGCACAAATAACACATGAATTGCGTCGTCAAGAACAAATATGGAAAGAAGTTGCTAGAGGAACTGCCGAAGATTTTGATGCCTTAAATAAGAAGTTTGATAAATTAATTGCAGGACTTGACAAGGCAACGACTAGTTTCAAAACCATGGGGACTGAAGGTGAGAAAGCCATCAAAAAGATTAGACGTGAAACTGAAAACCTCACCAAAAGTAAAGCATGGAAAGAGATGGCCTCTAATGCAAAGAAAATGCATGAGGCAAACCTTAAAGCTCTTGAGGTTGCAAAAGAAAAGGAAGTTTTAATTGAAATAGAGACCCTTGAGAAAAAGAAAAAAGAAAACGAAAAAACTTTAAAAAAGCAAGAAGAGGATTACAAGCGCTTCCTCGAAAACATCCACGACCAAACTGCAGACGTATTCTATGACATTTTTTCGGGTCAACTTAATTCCTTCGGTGATTTTCTCTCCCGCATGAAAGACTATTTTCTCCGTTTTCTTGCCGAACTTGCCGCTGCAGCGATAGCAAAACCCATAGTAGTGCCCATTGTTGGCAGTCTTTTGGGTGGTCTTGGTTTTGGTGGGTTGGGTGGCACTGCCATGGCCGCTGCAGGATTGGGTGGGACAGGTGGAGCTTTAGGTGGTATTGGGGGATTGGGCAGTTTAGGTGGTCTCATTCCAGGTGTTAGCGGTTTTCTTTCAACCCCCATGTGGACATCGGCAACGGCAACGGGATATATGGCACCCGGAACATCTGCTGCAATGTATGGCATGGCTCCTACCTGGGGAGCGGCACTTGGTGCTGCTGGTCTTGCCGGGTTAGGTTATTCAACGCTCGGGCCCATGTTTGGGTTGCCACAAGGTAAGTATAGCGGGTTGACTGCAGGGTTAGGCGGTGGCCTCGGTTATGTTGGGGGGAGTGCAGCAGGTGCAGCATTAGGTGGTACTTTGGGTTCGGCAGTTCCAATAGTTGGAACAATAATAGGTGCGCTTCTCGGTGGGGTCTTAGGTAGTCTCGGTGGTGCAGAGTATCCCCCGATGACTTACACCATGGAGGATATCAACAACTACCTACGTAGTGGACGTGCTGGTGGTATGGTTACGGGCCCTGGAGCCCCATGGAACGAAACTGGCGTATGGTATCACCCTGTTGTGCAGGCATATATAGATACACGCAATGCCGTAGTGACCGAATTTAAAACGCAGATGGACACCTTCACGCAGTCTCTTGCCCCGGAGATAGCGGACATATTTGGTGAGTCTTTCAGGAATATAGATTTTTCATATGCACTTTCGGGACGCAAGTCGGCACAAAACTTACAATCTGACGTTGAAGCATTTGCAACAAATTACGTTGATTACCTAAATAACCAAGTTGCAAATGCGATGCAACAGGCAACCGTTGCGTCTCAAACCATTGAACAAATAAGGACATCGGCGGCAGGTTATGCGGCTTCGTGGACACAGTTTGAAATGGCCATGATGACGGGGCAACTTGCTCCCGTACAGAGTGCTGGCACATTTGGTCGATATTATTCGGAGCTTCTAGCTGGGGCACGAGCAGGAGGTCCGGCAGAATATCAGGCATTATTACAGTATGCTAGTGGAACATACTTGCCATTTATGAAGGCATACGGACCCTCAGATTATGCCACAACATTTGGTGGCGTTATGGGTACGCTGGGTGGTATGGCAACAACGAAAGAAAGCGAATACGAGACAATGAAGCAGGCCGTCATAGACGGAATCATTGCAGGTTTAAGCGGGGCAACGGTTGAAATAGACGGAGAGGTTGTTGGACAAGTTGTTGTCAATCAGGTGGCAAGTGGGAACGTGACGAACGAAACAGGGATGTCGATATACAATCAAATTTTTAGCGGTGATTGGGGTGTCTAATGGCGTACGTGTATGAAATGTGGGATTACCTTTCGCCAAGCACGGCGGATTATAATTCCTCCAATCTAAACATAACCCCACAGCACGTGTTGACTGAAACAGGCACCAAGAATCAGGTGATACACCTCGGGGATGACAACAGTGAGGAACGCATAACCTTAAGTGGTAGCACGGCAATGTTTTATGTAACCTTGCAATGGACCGTGCTAACCACAACGGATGCAAGCAAGTTATTCAACTGGTACAACTCCACTGCATTGGCAAATGCGAGGGGGCGTAGTTTCAGGTGGTCACACCCAGATGATGGGCACATATACACAGTGCGGTTTGATAGTGATTTGTCACGATTAGGGCAACCAGGGAATTTGTTTAGCATCCCCACGGTGACATTGAAGGTATTGGGTAGAGCAACATAGATGGCATTATCCCTTACAAAAACACAGGAAGACCTTATAACAGCAACCAATAAGAAAGTGTCTTGGTTGTTTGATGTTTCGCAATATGGAGATGAGTTTTTTACAACTGCGCAGGCGGCAGCAGCAGATGGGGTAATAGAGACAAATGCAACAACTGGATGGATCTCCAATTATGACACATTTGAATCCTCATCGGTAGAATCATCACGGGGGACATACTCTATTCATGCTGTGCGCACAACGACTGGGACTTACTGTGTTGGAGGATATAATCCCAATAGCACTGTAGTAGCTGGCAGAAGATATAGAATTGCATTCGATGTTAAGATAATCTCTGGGTCACCCAACATTTATGCTGAGCATGGGCCCGTATGGGGTGATAGGTTAATTGCTGCTTGTGCTGATTCTGAGTGGGTATCTTATGTTTTTTACGTAACTGCCCCGTCCACTAGCACATGCGTTCGGGTTGGTTTTTATACCGAACAAAATTTTGAAGGATACCTTGATAATGTGTCTATCAAAGAATGTCGTGAGGAACATTGGTCTACTAGGGATTGCAACGAACTTAGTGGAACTACAATTTATGATAGCGAGATAAATTGGAATATTCCTATTCATTGGGATGGCGAAGAAACACGTTCTTATGATTTCAAGATAATGGACTTTAATGGCGTTGAAATGTCTCGCTCTAAGTCCGAAATAGGGCTTATCACACCAAACGAATTATCATTTTGGGTAAGCAATAAAGATAACAGCATGAATCCCTCACAATTTGAGGGGGGAACTGTAAAATTATCACTTCGCATATCCGATGGCACGAATGAAGAAGTGGTTAGACGCTGGCGCTTTCGTATCAAGCGAGCTGAACTTGGATATCAGAAATTTCGTTTGGTATGCGAAGATTTTCTGCAAAAGTATCTGCGTGGTAACTATCCTAACTTGCGCCTCCTGAAAGATTTATTTCCCTCAGATGACACCGATTTCAATAGCAATGTTTGTTTGCCCGTCCCAATAGGTTCTGCATATATCCCCCTGCGCTCGGTTTATGTTTCAAGTGGTATCACAGCAACAAGCTCCGATGTGGTGGTTAAGGCCACAAGTGAAGGGGCAAGGTGTAAGTTCCTGTGTGATAAAGCCAATGCCTTTGACAATTTCGAGGTAGGTCGAAACATAACCACTACGGGGTTTAGCAATGCAGAAAACAATGGCACCTTTATCTTACTCCGGGCACAATCCTCTGCCATTGAGGTTGGGCATGATACGGGTCTTGTTGGCGAAACCCTATCAGGTAGCACGGGACAGTTTAGTATGGGGTCGCGCTATTACGTTCTAGGCAGTACCAAACATACTTATAATATAGCTAATGTACGCTCCCCCCGTGCGTGGGGTAGAAAGAGTGAGTGGGCAAGTGGGTCGTACAGTTTCAATCAATACACGAAGGCGTCTCCCGTTGACGGGAATAATTACAGGATGTTTCACGCAATCATAGCCGATGTGGACAATGACGGCACGGCGGATGCCCCCGGTTTATGGCGACAGGGAGACCATTTCCTTGACATGCCCACGCAATTCACGCGGTCTGACACGAGCGGGTTAACAAACCCTGCAGATGCTATTCATTTCACGCTAAAAGACATGGGCGTTGACCAGAACGATTTGGATTTGGCAACGTTTGACACCGCCAAAACGACCTATACGTCTTGGAGTCACAGTGGTTTCAATGGTGGGTACTACCAAAAACAACCACGCAGATATGTATTATTACAGTTGCTCGCCATGGCACACTCAAACGTCATTGTTGGGGAGGGTGTGGAGTTGCATCCCATGTCGGCCACCTCACAGAAAACCATAAACAAATCGCACATAGTCAGAACGGCGGACAGAAGTGAGGGAACGTTTCAATACAGGGATGTGCGACCAGAAGAAATCCATGATAGTGGTGAGGTGGCGTGGCAGGAATCAGGAGAAGCACAGGATAAGCTAATCAGGACGCTTGTGGCAGGAAGTAGCGATAACTCCAATAAAC